ATTGTTGTTATGCGATTGTTTGGTTAATTCGATTATTTTTGTCTGTAGCAATTGCGTGAATTGCGTACATTGTGCGTTCTGTTTTTTCAGTTGTTCTATTTCTTCTTTATGCTGGTTAATAACTTGAATTATCTGTGGGGCTGTCAATGTAATGGGTGGCTGTCCGTCACGTGTTAATACAATAGGTGCGTTTTGTTGCTGTTGTTGTAACTGTGCGTCCTTCATCATTTGTGCTCGTTTTGCTTCAATTTCTTTAATTTGTTCCAATACTTCGGGTTTCATTTCCGGTTTTCCAGGGTCATATTTATCTAGTAATCCATCAATATCTTCCATAAAGAATTTTTTAATGTTAGATTCATTATCTTTACTTATAAATGTCTCTACTGTCTTTGGTGATTCCTTGAAATATTTTTCGTTCTGTTTCTGTTCGAACATCTTACGCTTGTCAAATGTATTATGTTCGTGCGAGAAAACTAATATGGTTTTTAATGGGTCCAATTGTACGAACGGAATTGTGTACCCTTTTAAAAATGCCCTTTCTTCGGCAAGTGCCGCATTGTCATCATATTGTGTTTGTTCCAATAGTTTGGTTTTAAATGCGAACGTTCCTGCCGTAGAATGATTAGGTCCATATGGACCACATTGTATCATTTTATTCATTCCTTTGAAATATACATAAATCTCACTAGAACCCGCGCACAATGCTTCAGGGTTATTTTGTAGGCGCTCTACTGCGTGCGAAATACGATCAGGTGGGTAGTAATCGTCGTCATCCATATATACCACAATAGATCCGCGAACAAATTTATGCATGTAATTTCGTTTTGCGCCAAGAAACATTTTTTTGTCTACTTCGAAATAACGGATTTGTGGGATGTTTGATGAAACAATTAAATCTTTGATTTTATCAGTACCGTCATCTACAATAATCCATTCAATACGATCAGTCGGGTAGTCTTGATTACGGAAACATTGAAACATATTCTCAATAAAAGGACGTCTATTAAATGTCGGTGTACAAATACTTACTAATGGGTACTTGGATAAGTATTGTGTATCGATAACAGGTTTATCAATTGTTTTTTTTGGTGGATTTTGTTTTTTTGAGGACGATGACTTCTTTCTATTCTTTCCCATGGTATTGAATAATATACAATATCAATAATAATGTTTATATTGATATTGTATATTATATGTTTTATTCATCGTTTATTCACGATTCAACATATCGGTAAATTCTTTCGTTTTTACTTTTACATATTCAGGCTGAATCGGTTCTTTAATCATATCTAGATTATTATTATATATGGATGTTTTATCAGGTTTACCAAATAATGAAAACAATGCGACTGCAGCAATGACCCCACCAGAGATGAGTAATATTACAAGTTTTAGAGTGCTACTTTTTACATTCATACTAGAATCAAAAATAGCATATAACATGACTATTACGAACCCTAGTTGGATGCAGTTATCATACATTACATTAAAAATCTTAATTATGAAATTAATTATCTCGTCGAAAAATCCAAGAGGAGTACATTTTGAATCTTCTCTTTCCCTCGGTTTATATGAATTGAAAAAATCGTCCATTTGTTCTTTTACTTCCATTACTGTGTTTTCACCTTTGAATGTTACAATTCCAAATAAAGTAAACGTAACTAAATATACCATACACATAGCAGTTGCCATGGGAACTCCTAAAAACAATAGGACAATAAATATAAATACTTTTTCAAGCCAATAAATAGGGTTTGTTATATTTGACATGAATATAAAACTGTCTATCGGGAGTATCCTAGCCAATGGATGACGTTCCATAAACGACATTACAAATAAGATGAGTGCTCCTGCGTATATCACCTTTGACATAACACCATCAAAATTATAACTAGCAATACTAATTAGTGTAGTCTTAATGAAGGCATATGAATGATTTATAACAAACGTAAGAACTACTAACAATGAAATGTATAATACAATCATCGCACTTTTATAATTTTCTCCATCGTCTACTATACAAAGAACTCTTTTAGGTATCCATTTTACAATAAGTTTTTCCAAATAATAGGGGAAAAACAATGGAATATGAGTAATCATATTAAGTAACCTATATGCGGGTGAGGTGTCTCCTTCTTTCTTAATCGTTTCTCTAGGTACTTCCCATATATCAGGGCGCTTACCATGTTTGTCTTTATAAAACATAACAAACAACCAATTATATAGACCGAATGACGCTACCACAATCGAAATAAACCAGGATATATATTTTTTTACATATTTCACATCATCTCTGAAAAAATCGTCAATTGAGAAAGTTTTTGTAATAAATACGGCAATTTTATCATACCATTTAGATAACATATTAAAAAATCGTTCAATTAAATCAGCAAATGATTCTAGATCTTTATCATGTTTACCCCCACCTTCATATACATCTTCATCTCCCGTCCAATCGGTATTCTCTATAATAGGGGTAACATCAAGTGGTTCTATTATTGGATTCGCATTAAATGATTCTATTATTGGATTCGCATTAAATGATTCGTCAGGTTCTTCATTAATGTTACTTAACGGTTCTATGTTTTGAATATTTAATAATTTCTTCTTTTTTTTAGAATTAGATTTAACATTCTTAATTTTATTTATCATATGTGCTGTTTGAAAATCACATTTTGTATCATTACTAAATACACTCTTTTCTTGATCGTTATGTGTCATATGTTATAATACTGTTAGGTTATAATATATATTTATAAAAAATAGACGAATCACACTCATTGTAGTTTATCGTGCATGTAGCATTCCACATGATCCCCCGATAAATGATAATATATTATATCGCTCCTCGTAAAGAGTTAAGTTATAATTATAATCATACAATCTCCAATTTTCTTTACGAAAACCTATAGCATTTCCATTTTCATCACATAGGACGTCAAATGACGAATTGATTTGATCTACAGGGGGGACATAAGTACTAATTTCTAAATCAATGTTTTTAAATTTACCCAAATTGATGGCTCCTGATGGTTGATATTCAAAAGGATTTGTATCTAGACAGAAATTGTAACAATAAATCCCCTCTTTTGCAAATCCTTTAGTGCGCGTATATTTTTCGATATAATCATACACACCTCGTGTCAATACATTTTCACGATAGTCACCATCAAACACTATACCCATAGTCTCCATAATTTCTTTTCTATTTTCAACTGAATAATCTCCGGTAGTAAGAAGACCAGTTACATTTAAATCAAATGGGTCTACATTCGGAAATTGACCTTGAGTTTTTGTATTAAAATATGGGTAACTATCACTTGGCACTGTTCTATACGGCCAATTTGTATAATTCGTCCATTCATTTCGCATATTTACGTCATTTCTCTGCATTTTCCACATCCAACTAGAAATCATACCCGTCTGCGATTGAACTTTAATTCTCTTTGAACCCGTAATATTTTCAAAACTATGTTTGAAAACGTCTTTAACTAAATAAATATGATCTTTTCGTGCGAATACTTCGGCTTCTTCTTTTGACAAAAAACAGTATGTAGAAATTAGATGCACGTCTGCGTCCCAGGTTGACAATTTGTTCTCATAATTGTTCGCAGATATTTCTAACGATGGAGGAGTTTGTAAAAAACGATACATTTGAAAACGACTTTCATTGAAATTAGGTTGTATATGTGGGAAATTATATTGAGAATCGAATACATCACGTACTTGAAATAATTCTTGAATCGGACGTAATGTAACTGTTATATGTAATTCATTATATTGAAGTGCTACCAATGGAAACGCGCATGCACTATTTAATGTAAACCAAGCATTAATTGGTATATATATATTTCTTCCGCGAATAGATGGTTCGGCGCCAACTGTATTCTCGGTATGTACTGCAGATGGATATGCGTTTGTACGCCCATTACTATTAGCGGGATCATACAATTCAGGGATATGCCCTGACATTTTATGAAATAATTCCTTTTTCTCCGCGTTAAAATCTCTTTCCATCATCATTCCAATATATTCGCCGGTATATTTTTGTAACGTAAATGATCCACATGTTATTTCTATTTCTTGAATCATAGCAGTACCAATGTTTTCTATCCATCTGAATTCATACGGGGCCCATCTACATCCGGTATCAAACCCACTTTGAATATCGGGTATTACATTCGGTCCGTTTTCCTTTATTTCAGGTGTAGGTAAAGGATGATGTATAGGACTCCAAATATCGGGCAATGTAACAGCCACGTAGGTATCCATTAATAAATCAGCATGTCTAGGTACTTTAAATTTAAATGTAGACGGCTCAGTAAGTCTCAACTCTCTTAAACCATCATAATCAATGCGAAACTTTTGAAGACCAAAATTACTA